ACTTTTCTAATTGGATATTTACTCATTATAAATACTTCGATATCTTTTCCTCTTTTATCTTTTAATGATTCTAAATCATTAATATCTGGAGAAAAATATGGATATATTTTTCTTATTTCTTTTGTATATAATAAATTAAAACATGTATATGACATTTCTTGGAAACATAAAATATCTGGTTGTATTTCTAATAATTCCTTTCTTAGCATTTTCATTCTTATCTTCATTAAATTAAGTACTGATTCATTTCCTCTATAAATACCCATTATATTTAATGTAATTATACTAAATACATTAGGCATATTAAAATTATCATAATTATATATGATTGGGTTTTTCTTTTGAATATAACATGAATTTAGTAAATTATCACTTTTATAACCCTTTTCATTACCACGTTTTTTATTTTCTTCAACCTTTTTTATATCATTCTCTGTTAGTAAATCATTCTTAACTATTGGTAATCTATAATTATCTTTATCATAATCATCTAATTTATTACAAAGTACATCTTTTTTTAATTTTGAATTATTAACACATAATCCAAAATTAAGACTTTCATTTGGACATAAATAAGAATAATCTTCAGGACATTCATATTTTATTTCACCACCATTAATTATTTTTAGTTTACCTCTATCTCTTAAATTAAAATATTTGTTTTTATATTTTAAATAATTATTCATATAAATTAAATTATAAATTAAATTTATGTTATATTTAAATTCATTATAATTAAAATAATGGATAGTTGTCATATCATATTTCAAAGAAAAATGTCAATGCATTGTTTTATAACTTGTTTTAATTATGAGTAATTATATTATCTATTTATTGCATAATAAAATACTTACAGAAACAATGATTGAGATTTTAAATCATAATATTAGAATTAAATAATTAAAAAAAATATTTAGTTATATAATAAACATGTTAAACCTAGATGATATTATTAAAAGAATTAATTTATTAAATTGGAAAATTTGATGCTTATAAAAATATTAATAGTTCAAGTATTTGAATAATTAATCCATCTTCTTGATATTTGAGACATTTTATACATTTAGTTATTTATTATAATAAAATAATTTAAATTTCTTAACTCAAGACTATGTTTTAAAATTAATGACCTCCCAGAAAACAAGATGAAGCTTACTTTTTATCTTGAATTTTTCTAGTTATTTATTAATCATTTTTATATAATATTAAAAAATCTATCTATATATATATAGATTATGACTGAATATAGAAAAAAATATTTAAAATATAAGAAAAAATATTTAGAATTAAAATTTAATGATAATCAAACTGGTGGTAATTCAACAGTAAAAACAGTATCAAATACTGGAGGACTTGAAGGAATGTCACTACAATGTTTTTGGATATCTATTTTAGATTATTTAAAAAGAAATGGTCATCCAAGTTTAACTTTGAGAGAATTAAGAACTCAAGGTGATTTAGGTATAGATACAGAAAAAACAATGTTTGATATTGATTATCTTGTTGGACCTGAATTAGATAGACAACCTATATTTTTTAATGCTGCAATAAGAATAGCAGAAATATATAATTTAAGAATACAAATATATACAGCATTTCGATCTAATAATGATAATGCCTGGATTACAACACCCAGAGCATCAATAGGTGATGGACCTAATTTAGTTGAAATTGCACAATTTGGTACTAGACATTTTGAATTGATAGATGCAAATGGAAGTAATTTTGTACCTGCAGTTTTTGTTAAAGGAGAGTTAACAAAAAATATTGATCCAGTAATGAAAGATAGATATTATCAGTTAAGTGAAAATGAGGGAATGTTACAAATTTTAAAAAATGAATTAACAGTTAATAATTATAATTATGATAAAGAATTAAAAGCTAAAGAAGACATACAAAAATCAATCTACTTCAATCCTTCTCAAAAAGTTATATTTATAGCAGAACAAGAACAAACTTTAAATAAATTATTAGATAATAAAAATGTTATAGAAAAAAAAATTAAACAATTAGATGAAGAAATATCTTCATTAAAATTAATTATTAGTGAATTTGAGGTAGATATCCAAAGTCAAATAGAAATAAAAGAAGATAAAAAACAAGATAGAGAACAAAGAGAATTAAAACAAAGAGAAATATACAGAAATGTAAATGAAAAAGTATCAAAAATAATAGATCGTAAAATAGATGAACAAGAAAAAGCAGAACAAAATTTACAAAAAATTATAAATGAAGTGCTAGTAACAGGAAACCAAAGTCAGAAAAAAAAACAAATAGTTAGAGATGCAGAACAAAATTTAGTAATAGCGCAAAAATCATTAGAACGAGAATTAAGAAGCCAACATCTACAATTAAAAATACAAGAAGAACAATTAAAAAAAATAAAAGATAAAAAAGGAGGTTATTACAGTAAATATCTTAAATATAAAATAAAATATTTATCTTTAAAAAAATAAATCAAGAGCTATTAAAACCAGATTTTCCAACTATGTATATTATAACTACGTGATAGTTCAATGTTCTGCATTTAAATACTGCTAGAGCGCCTTAGATCAGTTTTTTCAGGTTCTCCAACTATATGTGTTATAACTACATGATTATCCATTGCTTTTTCGAGCATGACTTTTACGGACTGGCGGATTAGTTCTGCTTTTGGATCCATATTTTTTTTTTCCATATATAATGTAGTCAGACGCTCAACTTTTCTGTTAATAAGTTCTAGAGCAATATTTATTGTACCACTAGCTACTGCTTCATAAGCATCTTCATAGATTTCAGACTCATCGCGCCCAGGAACTAACTTTCCATTGAATGTCTCAACTAATCCATCTGATGTTGCAATAATAAGATCACCTTCTTCTAAATCCACAATATTAATTTCTGGAATTCTACTGATAACTCCACCTTCAGGAGGAACAATTCCATTTGGATAATATTGTGGATTATTAAATTGATAATCACCAAAGCCACGTAGTGTCATGATTTGATTTCCCCATAAATTTAGGTAATTTCCAGTGATTTCTGTAAATTGGTTAGCTGTTTTAGTGCGTACTTTTTCAATAGGATTATGTACATCATGATCACATGTACGAAATTTTTTTTCATAGCAATCTATGCCTTTTTTTAAAATCATGATTGGCGAGTCGCCCATATGCGCTATATACGCTTTATGGGGCGTGACTGATTCATCGATCACACAGACAGAAAAAGTAGTACCACCTCTTTTTTTACTCGACAAGTACCTAGCATCAAAATCCTGATTAATGCAAGCAATTGCATTTTGAATTGCTATAACTATATCAGTATTATATTCCAAACTGTCTTGAAGTTTGAATGGAAACATAGCTGTCGCATATTGAGAGTAAAATCTGCTACCTCCATGACCATCAGCTACTCCTAATACTCGATAATCACCAATTTGATAATGAAACGCACGATCTTCTGTATTACCTGTTGAACTTGAATAGCCATGATTATATGCTACATGAAAACATAAATCATCTTCTTTTATTAACGATGTTTTAGATGTAGAATCTGAGTTACATCTCCGAGGAATATTTAATGCAAAAGTTTCAGTAACAAATTCAGTTGTGAATTGTAGTGAATAATATTGTGCTCTTTTATGAGCACGAGAAATTTAAATATAATATGTTATATTTAAATTTAAATTTTCAATTTTTTTGAAATATAAAAAAATTAATATATTACTAAAAATTAAATTCATTATAGTCAAAATGTTTTTTATAATTATTTTTATATTGAGTTGACATCATATCATATTTTAAAGAAAAATGTCCATGCATTGTTTTATAATTAGTTTTATCAATTTTATCAACAATTGTTTTATCTTGTTTTAATGTTGTAAACATTGTGTTATGAGTTAAAATATCACCAAATCTATTTATTGCATGATAAAATGGTTGCAGAAATAATGGTTGAGATTTTAAATCATAATACCAATATGATCTATATGCTTTTACAAAAAGTCTTGTTTTAAATTTAGAAATTGGTTGTGCGATTGTTATAATTGTAGATGTAAAATTACCAAACAAAACTCTTGCTACTGTTGTATGAGGAAGTACATATTCATTTTCTACTGTAATTTTATTAAATTTATAAATTTTATTTACTAATGAATTTTCACCAGCCAAATAATCATATGAAATTTTATAATGTTGTGATGAATCATTTAATCTTATTATCTTTGAATTTAATAATGGATTAGGATTTTTTTTATTTCCAAATGTATGCACAAAACCAATATGACAAATATCTAAACTATTTACTGTAACAAATTTTGCATTATGTTCAAAATTTTCACTTAAATAAACTGGTTTATTATTTTTATTATATGCTTCAGGCTCAATCCATATTAAATCTGGATCTATTTTTTCTGATCCTGCTACTAAAGGTACTGTATTTAAATATACAATTCCTCCTTTTTCAACAACCTTAAATGAATTAATATTATGACATAAATTTTTATTCATATTCATATTCATATCAGGGACTTCAAGTAACTCTCCATTAGTACCATTAAATGTATAACCATGATATGGACATTTTACTACATTTTGATTAATATATCCTCCTTGAAATGATGCACCTTGATGTGGACATGCATCTATTAATCCATAATAACCAATTGAATCTTTCCAAACTATATAAGTTATATCTCTTATTGTAACTTTTGTTGGATTTCTACTACTAAATTCTTGCGGAAATCCAATTGGATACCATGTTAATTCCCCATATATATTTGGACCTTCTAATCTAGGGAATGCTCCAAATTGATAAAATTTTGGTTTTGTTTCATTTATAAGATTTTTAACTGGAAAAAAATCATTATATGTTGGAGTGCTAAATAGTACATTTTGTCTTATAAATTTAAATTTTGATACTAAATTAAAACCATTTAATAATTCTGGTAGCAATTGTAATATAATTATACTAAAATACATATATAATTATATTTATTTTAATTTTTTTAAGTAATTTTTTACATATTTATTAAACTTATAGCAGAATCAAGTGAATTATTTAAAAGATTTATAATTTCCATTTTATCATCATGATCTAGTGTAGAAATATATTTCATTTGATATTCATTTAATTTTCTCATGTTTCTTATATCATCTTTAATTATTTCATAAAAATCTATAGATATATAACTTTTATTTTTTTTTTGATAATATTGCGGTATAATTTGAAATGAATTTTGTAAACCATGTGTTTTTAGAAGAGAAACATCACTATGCTCATTTTTTGGTATATTAGTAATTGCTTCTACTAAATATTTTATATTTTCTTCATCATATTCATCTAAACTATTGCTTTCTTTATAAGCATAACTATCATTATCGCTATCATTATCATTATTACTATTATTAAATGACATCATATTCTAAATATATAATTGTTTAATAATATATAATAATAATATTATTATTTCAATTTTTTAAAAGTATTAGATATCTATTATTAAAATAATTTTTCCATATCAGAATTAAATAAAACTTGTCTTTCCATTAATTCTTTTGCAATTAAATTAATTTTATCTTTATTTTCTTCCAATATTTTAATTGCTTCTGAATATGCCAATTTTACTAAATTAATTGATTCTATATCCATTTCTGTCTTGGTTGATTCTGAATATAGTTCATTAGATCCTGATAAAAATGGATTTGTATCTGCATCTATATTTTTATTATAAAAAACTTTTAAATTATCACCCATTCCAAATATACCAATCATCTTTCTTGCTAAATCATTTGCTTGTTTTAAATCTTGAGTAGCACCTAATGAGACATAATTATCACCATAAAAAATATATTCTGCAGCTTTACCACCCATCATTATAACTAATCTTTTAAATAAAATATCCTTTGTATACAGCCCACCATCAGTAATATCCGGTTTTTCATTAAAAAGTGTATAACCTCCAGCACCATTATATGTTGCTTTTATTGATAATTTATTAAGATCAAAATATTCTGGATATTTCATTGTTAAAAATGCATGTCCTACTTCATGTAATGCTACTCTCATCTTTGCAGCATCAGTACGAGTATCTGTATTTCTAATTAAACCAACTGTTAATTTTTCTAAAGCATTAGTTATATCATCTGATGTAACTGTTTTTCTCTTATTTCTTACCGCTATTATAGATGCTTCATTTAGCAAATTTTTAAGATCTGCCCCAGAATATCCATCTGTAAGTTCTGCCATAATATCTAAATTAATATCGCCAGATGTCTTTGTTTTATCTAAATAAAATTTTATTATTTGTTTTCTTGATGTTTTATCTGGTAAACTAACACGAATTGCTCTATCAAATCTACCTGGTCTAACTAATGCTTTATCTAATATATCCTTTCTATTTGTTGCAGCAATAATTAGTAATTGATCATTGTCTGCAAATCCATCCATTTCTGCTAAAAGTTGATTTAATGTTTGTTCTCTTTCATCATTTCCAAAACTATTAGCACCACCTCTTTGTTTACCAATTGTATCAATTTCATCTATAAAAATAATTGATGGTTTTAATTTTCTTGCTTCTTCAAATAAATTTCTAATTTTAGCAGCACCCATTCCTATAAATAATTCAACAAATTCAGATCCTGATACAGAAAAAAATGTAGAATTTGTTTCTGATGCAATTGCTTTTGCTAATAATGTTTTACCTGTACCTGGTGGCCCTTCTAATAAAATTCCTTTAGGTAATTCTGCACCAATTTCCTTGTATTCTGTATTGTTTGACATATATGATATAACTTCAAAAACTTCTTGAAAAACTTCTGGACTCCCTACCCAGCTTGATAATGATATATTATATTTTTGTGCATCAAAATTAGCTTCATTTACTTGCTGTCCAAATGGATTAAAATTTTGATTAAAATTTGGATTTTTCCCATTTGGTTTCATATTTGTATTTGGCATAAAACGTTGTAATGATCTAATAATTGTATTAATTATTAAAAATGGTAATAATATATTGCTAAATAAAAATCCAGCATCATTTAATATCTCTGTTAAAAAATTAGATTTTAAAAAAATAACATCAATACCACTATTAACTGTTTTCTCAATAATTGATGGAAGTACTAATGGATCTATATGTGTTATATGTGATGTTTCTAAATTACTATCAACACTAATAATATCTTTATATGAACTATCAATTAATACTTTTGAAAGCTTATGATTAACTATACCATTTATTAATTCATTAAATGAAGTTTCATCTACAATTGGCAATGCCATATTTAATCTCATTTTTGATGAAACAGTACGCTTATAATGATTTAAATCATTATTCAAAAATGCATTTGAGCTAACAAATAATAATATTACTCCTAAAAAATACATATATAATATTATATATATGTATTTTTTAAATAAAAAATTGATTATTTTTAATTTAAAATAATAACTTTATATATATTAAAGATGTTTTACTGCAAATATTGTTCCGATAGTTTAGAAATAATTAAAAATACTAATATTTCAAATGAAGATAAAACTAAACAAATTGAAAACCCAGAAAATTTATTTCAAATATATCTAGAAGATATTGAATCTAAAAAAAATAGATATATTAACTCAGATTTCCAATATACGATAATGTGGCCAGAAAGTGATATTGAAAATTTAAATTTTAAAGAACTAATTAAAAATAATAATTTAAATAATATATCGGAAGAAGACCTTAAAAATAATTTAATAAATAAATATAGAGAATTTGTTAAATCACAAAAAAATATTTCTACATTTTACCTATCATGCACTAATTGTTCAACAACATATTTTTTAGAACCAGAGACAATTATTGATTCTATTAATTTTGAAAAAAGCGCAATTATTAATGATGATGATATTAAATCAAGAATTAGTGATCCAACATTATTAAGAACTAAAGATTATATTTGTCCAAATTCAAAATGTCAGACTAATTTAAAAAAATCAGATAAAAATATATTACTTGAAAAAGAAGCTGTCTTTTACAGATCAGGAAAAGAATATAATATTAAATATATATGTTGTTTATGCAATACACAATGGGGAACTTAAGTCTATTTTGAAAATTGTAAAAAAATTGATTTTTCTTTTATATAAATATATATTGTATATTTATATAATAATGTTAGCTAAAAAACAACTTAAAAAAAAAACAACTGTTGATA